TGCCGGCGTCCTGGTAGGCAGCCCACACGGCATCGCGCAGCTTCCTCGGTGCCATGTACCAGTGCCGGGGGCACATCAGCTTGCGTGGCGGCACGGCGGCCGCGCAGTCCCTGGCGGGGCAGTTGTGGCCGCTCATCCTGTCCTCCCGGCGGCCAGGAAGCGCCCGGCGTCGTCGCGGGCGGCATAGGTGCCGTACGGCATCCCGGGGACGGCGCCCCGGGCGGCGGCGCGCTCGCGCAGGGCGAGGTTATGGGCGTCTATGCACCGCTGGCATGGCTTCTGGCCGCGCCGGTAATGGCGGCGGTATGCCGCCTCGGTGCCGCATGGCTTGACGAGCGCCCGGCGGGTGCCGAAGTGGCCGCTCATGCGTGCACCCACCTGGAGATCCTGGCCACCCAGCGCCAGCCGCGCGGGCAGTGCAGCGTGTCGGCGAGGTCGGCGGTGACGCGGACGGTGCACCTGCAGGTGCGCGGCTCGCCGGCCCAGCGGGCGTCGTCGTCCGGCCAGGCCATCACGCTCCCCACCTCGCCGTGGAGTCCCGCCGTGCCTCAACCGCCGGGTAGAACGGCCGGAAGATGTTGCACGCCACCGTCCCGCCGGCCGCCCGCATCGGCGCGGTGGGCCGGTAGTCGCCCCGGTAGCCGGGCATGGGGTGGTCGCCGGCGTAGGTGACCCACGCTGGCCGGCCGTCGTAGGGGTGCTGCCCCCGCCCGGGATAATCCCTGGGCGGGGCGGTCGGGGGCAGCGTCGCCGCGCCACCGGGGGGGGTGGTGGCCACGGCGGCCGGAGGCGGGGCACCTCCGGCGTCAGTCCCGGTGCCGGCCGCAACGGCACCGGGAGACTGGGGGACGGCGTACTGGGCGCAGTAGCAGCACGGGCAGCCGCCGTCGTCGATGTGCTCTTCATGGGCGGCCATGCCGCCGCAGGAGCCGCCGCAGCCGGGCAGGTGCGGCAGTTCCCCCCGCTGCTCGCCGGCGACGACCAGGGGTGGTTGCCCCGGCCCGCACCGCGCTGCGCCCTCCACGGCGTGGCGGCCTGCGGGCCGGGGCGCCGCCTGCACCGGTCGCCCGGCCGGGGCAGGGGCTGCCGCCGCCGCGCGGGGAAGCACGCGGCGGAAGATCACCGGGATGACCGGGATGAGCCGGATGAGCGTCCAGGTGTCGCGGGCGGCGGCGCGCAGCCAGGCGGCGGCGGGGCCGGGCTGCCGCGGGCGGGCGTGACGGCCCTCGTACTCGCTCACGACGGGCGCTCCGTCTCCGGCTTGAGCAGCGCGTTGACCGTGTCGGCGGCATACCTGCGGTGCCCGCCGAGGGTGCGGATCGAGGTGATCTTCCCCGCCTTCGCCCACCGGCTGACGGTCTTGACGTCGACGCGGAACAGCGCGGCGACCTCGGCGGGGGTGAGGAGGTCAGGCCCCTCGGCGCGGCGGCTCACAGCTCGCCGCCCGTCCGGACCTTCGCGCCGTCCAGGCGCGACACGAACCCCATCCGGCTGTCGAGCGAGACGACCCGGCGGGGCAGCTGGCCGCCGTCCAGCAGGCCGTGCTGCACCGTGCGGCTGGCGTACTTGTCGGCGTACGCCTGGCTGCCCGGCTCAGGGTCGTCGCCGGACGGGTCCGGCGGCTCGGGGCAGAAGTAGCCCTCAACGAAGCCGCGGGTGATGTCCAGCGGGTGCGCGGCCAGCGGCTGGCCGCAGGTGCAGGTCTCGCCGTCGTCCATCGGCGTCGCCGTCTGCGGCGCGTCGTCGGCGACGGTGACCGGCTGCCCGCTGGCGATCGACGCGGCGAGGACGCGCCCAGCGCAGTCGCGGCACAGGTCGCCGGCGGGCCGCCCGGCGATGCACTGGGCGCCGCACCCGGCGCACTTCCACGCCTCGCTGTCGATCGCGGGGGATGCGGCGGCGACCGAGGCGTATGCGCCGAACATGGCGCCCGCGTGCGTGAACTCGAACTTGTGCCACGCCTTGGACGGGTCGTCGTAGGTCTCGACGCGGATGGTCGCGCCGAACCGGCCGGCCCACGCTCGCAGGTCCGGCAGCGGGTCCCGTCCGCGATAGCCGTTGAACTGGAAGTCGATGGCGCTGCTAGTCGTGCTGCCGGCCAGGCTCGGGTGCATGGTGATGTAGCCGGGGTCGGGCAGGCCGAGGCTGAGGGCGTCGGCGAGGGCCAGGGCGAGGGAGGCGCCGTCTGCCTTGGCGGCGGGTGGTGCGTTCACTTCGTGCTCCTATGCTTGTCGTGTCCCGGCGTGGTGCTCCTCGCCGGGCCTGCCGCCCCCGGTGACTCGGGGGCGGCGTCATTTCAGGCGGGCTGGCGGACGAGGAGCGAGCGCTCCCACGCCTCCACGTCCTCGAGGCGGTAGCGGACGAGCAGGCCGTTGCGGATGAAGTTCGGCCCGGTGCCCTTGCTGTTCCAGCCGTAGACGGTCGGCTCGGAGACGCCGAAGCGATCGGCGAGGTCCTTGACCGTCAGGTGGCGGGGGCGCGGCTCGCCGGGCTTGCGCGGCGGCATCAGGACGCCGCCTTGACGAGCTGGGCCTTGCGGCGGGCAAGGAAGGCCTCGACGGATTCCTCGGTGATCCGGTAGTGCGAGTTGGGCGCGTCGCCGGTTTTGATGGCCTCCAGCTCGCCGTCCCGGATCAGCTTCGCGAGCAGGTTCCGGTTAACCCCGATCCGCTTGCGCGCCTCTGCTGATGTCAGCATTTTCGGCAGCTCCCTGGCTTGCTAGTACTTGCCTGTGAGTGGCAACTTAGGGCACGTCAGGTGGCAGAGTCAAGCGACTAGAGGCAAGTGATGGCAAGTTTAAGTTGGACAAGTAGCTACCAGTGGCCACTAGTTGCCTTGACTAGCCTCAACTCGCTGTCCGGGGACGGATGCAGACAGATGGCGTTGGCTGTAGACGTCTATGTGCATGAGGCGCAGCGCGCCTCGCGTAGCGGGAGCTAGCGAGGGTCGTCGGGCTTCTCCTCGGTTACGAACGTGCCCTTGCCTGCCCGGGCGGCCAGGATGCCCCGCTCCTGCAGCACCTGCATGGCGTGCATCACCGTGGAGTAGCCCACCGCCCAGTCCTCGGCGAGGTCCCGGCCGGCGGGGATGCGATCGCCGGGCGCAAGGTCACCCCGGGCGATCGCCGCGGTGATGTGAGCGGCGATCTGCTCGTACAGCGGGACGACCGACATGGGCCGGAGGTCGGGGCGCGTCAATGCCATGGTGATCAACGTAATCCCCTGCCTACCTGCGGAAATAACCCGAGAGCAACCGTGCGCATTGCAATGCTATCGCTTGCATTGCTACGGTGGCCCCTAGCAGGGCTTCCGACAACGGCGGCCACGCTGCCGCCCCCGCGCCTTGCCCGGACGCGGGGGCGGCTCACCGGGCACCGGGCGGAGGGGCTGATGAGCTGGGGACCAGAGGGCAGGCCTGCGCTGGACGCGCGGAAGGCGGCCGAGCTGACGACGGCCGAGCTGGGCGCGTGCCTGGAGTGGGCCGAAGGGCAGCTGGCCCGCGATGACCTGGAGCCGCGGCGGCGGGAGAACCTCGACGGGTGGCGGCAGGAGCTGCTGGCCGAGCAGGGCCAGCGCGCCGACATGGCCGCGGAGGCCAGGGCCCGCATCGCGGCAATGCGCGCCACCGGGCGGCAGTCGTGAGCAGCAGGGAAGCCGACATCGAGGCCGCGTTGTCCCACGGCGACCCGGACGTGAAGGTCGAGGCCCACCCCTGAGCCGGACGGGTCACGGATCGTGGTGGAGGTTGACGGGGTGACGTACCGGTTCTCGGTCGGGCCGGGCAGGTCGGCGCTGGTCACCTTCCTGATAACCGGCCACGTCGGCTAGTCCCGCCGCTAACTGAAAGCGCCCCGCCGCCCGGGTGAAAGCCGGACGACGGGGCTGGACGACCCACCTGAGCTAGCAGGAAGGCGGTCCTTCGTGGACCCTATCGACAATTCACGACCGCGCGCTATCCCTGTCCTGGGATGGCTCCGCGCATGGTGGTCACGGATCATTGGCGGCCTCGCGTTCGCCGTCGTGGCCGGCGTCACCGGCCGCATCAGCTACGTCCACATCCAGGCGCTGAGCGTGGCTCTGCACCAGTCCCCGGGAGTCGCCCGGATCATGCCGTTCGGCGTCGACGGGCTCATCGTCGTCGGCTCCGTCGCGCTGCTGAACCCGCCCGACAGCCAGCCGTGGCTCGGCTGGATCTGCGTGGCACCCGGCTCGGTCGTGAGCCTGTTCGCGAACGTCATGTCGTCCATCGCGGACGGCTGGCTGTCGGCCGCCTGGGCCGGGGTGGCATCCATGTCGTTCATCGCGGCCACCTACACGCTTGAACGGTGGATGAAAGCCCAGTTCAGCGTACGTAGCCACGGTGGTTTTCCCGCCGCGGCGGAGACTGATGCGGAGGCTCCCTCCGCAGGCGGCGCCGACGGCGATCCTGAGCCGGCCCAGCCAACGACGATGGAGGCGCTGCGGCTGCTGCTGGGCACCGCCACGCAGCGGGACCTGGCGTTCGCGCTGAGGGTCGACCGGAACCGGATCCTCGCGTGGGAACGCCAGCTGGATGCGGCGGCCAGCGAGGTGGATGAGCCGCCCGCGCCGGATCCGACCGTGAGCGGACTGAACGGGAGCGCGCCGTGAGCCGCCGCCGGATGAAGGTGCTCGCCGTGGCCACCCTCGGCCTGCTGTGGCTGTGCACGCTGCACGTCAGCGTTCCGCTGGCCGGCCAGGTGCCCGCCGGGGAATTCGTGGCGTGCGCTGAGGCTGTGGTCCTGGCGGTGATCGGCTACGGGATCGCCGGGTCCCTCGGATGGCAGGTGAGGGCAGGATGACCGCGGGCCCGCACTCGCCGGGCGCCGCTGATGATGACGCCGGGCGGGACGAGGACGACGACGACGTTGCTGAAGGCCAGGTCGTCCCATTCCCCGGGGTGATCGTCCCCGCGGCCCCCGCGAAGCCGCAGCGCGGCCAGCCGGGCGAGTGGAAGCCCGTCATCCCCCAGCACCTGCGCACCCGGGAGGGCATCGCCAGGTCCGCCGGCTGGCACTACCGGCGGGCACGGCACCACTCGCTCTACCACGGGGTGCGCATCCCTGGCCGGATCGCGCTCACCCTCGGCTGGGCAGCCGTCGGGCTGACCCGCATCACCTTCGCGCAACTGTCGTGGTGGTGGGTCAGCGAGCAGACCTACCTGCGGCACTCGGCTGCCGCTGACGGGGACGCCGCGAAGTGGCTCAGCCTCAATAAGCACGTCCGGGAAGTCCGGCTCGTCCGCGGCCTGATCCTGCTCGGCGAGGGCACTGCGGTCACCGTCGGCGCCATCGTGCTGACCTGGCACTCGCCGTACGCGCCGCTGCTGTGGATCCCGGTCGGCGTCGTCGCCGTGCCGGTGCTGGCGTGGATCGGCCGGCCGGACGACAAGCCCATCGTGACCAGCTCCGTCGTCCCGGTCGCCGTCGAGCGGCTCACCATCGAGCTGATCATCCGCGCGCTCGGCGCGCTCGGCATCGCCGAGATGAACAAGGCCCTGCGCGAGGACGCCGCCAAGGCGATCACCACGATTGACGGGCCGATGCGGGACGGCCCCGGGTGGCTGTGGCGCGGTGACCTGCCGCACGGCGTGACGGCCGGGCAGGTCAGCGAGAAGCGCGAGGAACTGTCATCCGGCCTGCGGCGCCCGCTCGGCACCGTGTGGCCCGAGACGGACCACAAGCGCCACGCCGGGGCGCTCAGCCTGTACGTCGCCGACGAGGACATGACCACGGCCGAGCAGCCGCCCTGGCCGCTGGCGAAGCGCGGCAAGGCCGACATGTTCACGGGCACCGTGTTCGCGTTCGACCCGCGCGGCCGGCCGGTCACCGTCACCCTGATGTTCGTCTCGATCATCATCGGCAGCATCCCCCGGATGGGCAAGACGTTCCTGCTGCGGCTACTGCTGCTGATCGCGGCCCTTGACGTGCGCTCTGAGCTGCACATGTACGACCTGAAGGGCACCGGGGACCTGGCCCCGCTCCGGTCGGTGGCGCACCGGTACCGGGCTGGGGACGACCCCGACGACATCGAGTACATGGTGGCCGACTTCCGCGCGCTGCAGGCCGAGATGCGCCGGCGGACCAAGGTCATCCGCCGCGTCGCCGACGAGGAGCAGGAGCGCTGCCCGGAGAACAAGGTCACCCCGGAGCTGGCCGCCGACAAGAGCCTGCGACTGCATCCCATCGTCGCCGCGATCGACGAGTGCCAGATCGCCTTCGAGCACCCCGCGTACGGCGAGGAGATGGAGTCCATCTGCACCGACCTGACGAAGCGCGGCCCGGCGCTCGGGATGCTGCTCATCCTCGCCACGCAGCGGCCCGACGCCAAGTCGATCCCGACCGGGATCAGCGCTAACGCCGTGCTGCGGATGTGCCTGAAGGTAATGGGGCAGCTCGAAAACGACATGGTCCTGGGCACCTCGCAATACCGGAGCGGAATCCGCTCGACGCAGTTCAGCTTCGATGAGAAGGGCGTGATGTATTTCGCCGGGGAGGGAATGCGGCCAAAGATCGTGCGGAGCCAGTACATTGACGGCCCGGCTGCCAAGGTGATCGCCGCGCGGGCGCGGGTAATGCGGCAGCAGGCCGGGCGGCTGACCGGGTACGCGGCCGATGAGGATTCCGATCAGGAGAAGCGCTCGTTCCTCGATGACGTCCTGGCGGTATTCGGCGATGACCGGAACCTGTGGTCCGAGACGATCGCCGAGCGGCTCAGCGGGGCGGTTCCCTCGGCCTACGCGGACATCACCCCGGCCGCCGTCGCCAGCCAGCTCCGCGCGCTAGGGGTGGCCGTCAAGAAGGTGCGGGAGCCGGGCAGGGAGCCGCGCGCCGGGTGCGAGCGGGCGGGCGTTGCCGAGGCTGCCGGGCATGGGTGACGCAGCCCCATGGGGCGGGGGGATGACCAGGCCGGCGTTCCGGGCGGGAACAGCGGAACATCGCAGGCCACAGGCCACAGGCGCTGTTCCGGGCGTTCCGCCTGGCGGCGTAACCGCAGGTCGGCGCGTGTTCCGCTACCGGAACACTTCAAGGGGGGACCGGAACGGTGAGCTGGCGGCCGCAACTCAGCGTCGTCTGCAACCGGTGCGGGAAGCCGCGCGGCCTGACCCACGTCTGCGTCAGCAACTCCCGGCGCAAGCAGAGCGTCAAGCCGAGGCTGACGTACGGGAAGTGCCCGGAGTGCCGCAAGCCCTACGGGGCCGTCCCGCTTGCCCACGTGTGCGCGCCCAAGTCCGACTTCAAGCGCCGCAAGGCGGAGCACGAGAAGCGGGAGCGCGAGAAGGCCAGGAAAGCCAAGCCGAAGCACGACTACACCGAATGCTCCGATGCCGAGTGCAAAAGGTCGCTGTGCGTCGCCCATAAGGCCGGGATTGCCCTTGGCGACGAGCGCGGATATCAGCGCGGATGGCAGCAGGGATATGCGCGCGGCTCGGCCGAATGCCCGCGAGATCATAAGTAAGGAGATGCTGATGACACAGTTCCTGGTAATGCTTGCCCTGCTCGGCTCGTACGGCCTGTTCGTGCTCGTCTCGCCTACGAAGGCGTGCGGGGCGTGCCAGCGGCGTCGCGGGCGGCCGTGCCCGCGGTGCCAGGGGACGGGGCGCCAGTTCCGGCCGGGCGCGCGACTGGTGCACCGCGGCGCGGTGAAGGCGCGCCAGCAGGCGCGGGAGCGCCGCCGCCGAGGATGAGGGCGGCCTGCTCGCGGACGTCGCCGGTCGGCGCGAGGGCCAGGGCGAGGACGGCGAGTTCCTGGCGCATGACGGCGTCTAGCTGCAAGCGGGTCTCCGTGGGGCGGGTGCGCGATGGGCGCGGCTACAGGTTAGCGGAGACCGGAGAAGGCCCCCGCCGGTTTCCCGGCCGGGGGCCTTCGTCGTGCGATGGAGTTACCCGGCTGGCGCCGGTTCCGGTGCCCCGTCGAAGGTCAGCGTGTACTCCTGGTTCACCTCGAACGCGCCGAACGCGGCCGGGTTGGTGATGGTCAGCTCGACGTATCCCGATGGCGTGTACTGCGACCACGCGAAGTTGGGGCTAGCCGGGTCAGCGTCGTAGACCGGGGTGAACCGCACTACCCGGGTCGTGTCGCTGGTCGCGTCCCACGCGGGGGCCGAGTTGCCGATGCACCGTACCTTGGCCTGCACTGTCATGTTTCCTCCTACTGGGATCGGTTAGTGCTCGATTACCTTCCATGCCGACCACTGGCCGGCCGGCAGCGCGCGCACCCGCCACACGGCCGGGGCGGGCAGCCCGAGGTCCAGGCCCATCGCGTGGCTGCCGCTGACGACCGGCTGCGCGATGACCGTGCCGGGCGCGGCCGGGGTCCCCTCGGCCACCTCGACGCCGTACTGCTTGACGCCAGCGATGGGTGCCCAGCTGAGGTCACCGGTCACGTGCGGCGTGCCCGACTCGCCGCCCGGCGCGGGCAGGCCGGGCGCGACAGGCGGCTTGCGGTGCGGCCACGCCGTGTCATAGACCACCGTGGCGTCCCAGTCCGGGGTGCTCTCGTACTGGGTCGCGGCCGCGCCCAGGTAGGCCTGGTGCGGCTGGTTGGTGTAATGGGCCACCCACAGGTCATAGTCCTTGCCGAGGATGTAGCTGCCCGTCCCCCGGCGCACGTCCGGCACGAGGTACAGCGAGCAGTAGATCGTCGGGCGGTACAGCCCGGCGGCCTTCCGCATCGCGATCCAGCCCGCCGCCTGGTCCGGGCGGGCATCCCCCGTCTCCACGTCGAGCACGTCCCCGGCGTTGGCGGCCGCGGTCACGCTGATCGTCACGTGGTCGGCGTGCGGGAACAGGCCCCACTCCGCCTGGCTCCACGCGTAGCGGCCGTTGACGTAGCCGGCCACCTTGACCGCGCCCGGGAACTGGCGGGCGATCCCCGCCGCGAGGGAGTTGATGCCGTCGTACATCAGGATGTCGTTCATGAGTGCTCCTAGCAGCCGAAGTTGCGACGCAACATCACGAAATCGGAGTACAGCGTGTACGCCTGCATCCGCGACGGATTCGCCGCAGGGTCCGCCGGCTTAGGCACCGGCTGGCTCGTCAGCAGCGCCAGCGTGTCGCACCACTGCCGGTCAGAGCTGGACACCTGGAACGTGGTGAACCACAGGCACGCCGCCGCGACCAGGAAGTTGATCGCGAACAAGATGACCGCCGCCCGCCGGGCACCGCGCGACATCCCATCTCCGTGCTCGCCCCGCTCCCCCCGTTCGCCCTGCTCACCGCGCTGGCCGCGCTCGTGCTCAGCCATCAGCTTCCCCCGTGGCTGGCGACGAGGAGGACGAAGCCGGCGACCCCGGCGGCGATGACGAGGGCGAGGCTGAGCCAGTGGACCCAGACAGCGCCTTGATCCGCTTGCCCCCCTCGGCGAGCAGCAGCGCCAGCGCCGCCCCCGTCAGCACGTCCGACGGCGTGCGGTCCGCCAGCGCCCACAGCACCGCCTCCAGCACGATGATCAGCGCCCCTAGCCCCGCGAGCAGCGCTGGCCATGCTGTCGAAACCCACTTCACTTCGCCTCGCTTCCACTGTCCGTGGCCGCCGTCCTGGTGACGTGCGCCCGCGTCTCCTCGTGCAGCCGCCGGGCCTGCCTGCGCAGCGCCACGTGATGCGCCCCGATGCCCAGCAGCGTCCAGGCCGACGGCGCCACCACGTTCGGCCACAGCGCCTCCCACAGGTGCGCGAGCATCAGGCCATCCTGGTCATCTGCAGGTAGGACCCGGCCTTCAGCACCGTCGCCGTCGCGTTGGTCGTGTTCTGCGACCACAGCAGCTGCAGGCTCCCCGCCGAGGAGCCCATCAGCAGGCTCCCGGAGATCTGCGCCCCCGACGCGTTCGAGGCGTCCACCCCGATCGCGCCGGTCGCCCCGGAGGTGCTCCGCACGTGCGACACCGCCGCCGTGGTGCCGGTCGTCGCGAACGAGTCGCACATCCAGTTGCCCTGCGCCCCGCCCGCGCCTGACGGCCACGTCAGCTTTATCAGCAGGTCCGCGGTGCTGATCGCCGCGCCGGTCGCGATCAGCAGACCTTCGAAGACGTACCTCGCGTTGGCCAGCAGCGGCAGCGTGAAGTCGGCGTCAACCGTCGGCGTGACGGTATTCGACCTGGGTAGGTCGACTTCCTTCCACGCGGTGTACGGCGCGAGCGACTGGATCAGCGACGCCGTGTAGTCCATCCCGGGCAGGATCACCGGGAACTGCCCCTGGGGCATCAGCCACCTGCTCTCATAGTGCGGCTACCGGGGTGTCCCACAGCGCCACCGCGGCGGCCGCGGCCTGCGCCTTGACGACGCCGTTCACGCTGCGGGTCACCGTCAGGGCCTGCGGGCTGGTGATCGTCGCGGTGTAGACGGCGCCGGACGTCGCGGCGTTGCCGCCCGACTTGACGGTGATCCCGGTCAGCGACCCGGAGATCGTGACCAGCGCCGCGGCCTGGACGTAGGTCCCGGCCGCCGCGGCGTTGACGCTCACCGCGACCAGCGCCCCGCCCGGCTCGGTCGCCAAGGTGAAGTTGTTCAGCTCGTTCGCGCCGACGGTGCCGCCCAGCTGGACCGTCCAGCCGACCAGCCAGGTGCCCGGCGGCAGCGGCACCGTCGTGATCAGCTGGGCGTGCGCCGCCGGCGTCGTCGCCGACCCGGTGCCGCCGCTGCCGACGGCAGTCACCGTCACCCGCTCGCCCGCGATGCGCAGGTCCCACGGCAGCCCCGGGCTGGTGCTCCACGGCAGCCCCGCATTGGCCGCGAGCAGCGACGTGGCGCCGGAGCTGGCGGCCGACGCGAGCACGCAGCCGTCCGTGTCGGCCTTGCCCGTGCTGGTCCCCTCCTGCGCCACGCGGTACGGCGCCGACGGGATGCCGCACACCGTGATCACGCGCACGTCGCTGAACACCTCCTCGGCGAGCTGCGCGGCCAGCTGGCTGACGGTGTCCGGGCCGAGGAACCCCGGCGGGTGCGCGATCGTGAGCCGCTGCCCGAGGTCGAGCGCGGCGACCTGCGCGGACAGCGTCGCGCCCAGGCCCCGGTTCGCCAGGTCGATCGCGATGCCGGGCAGCCGGTGCTCGTCGACGGTGCCGACGTGCACCATCCACGTCGCCGTGCCCGGCAGGTCCTCGGCGCTGCCGAGGTTGAGGGACGCGCCGCCCCCGTCGTAGGTGCCCACCCCGCCCTGCTTCGGCGGCAGGGCCGCCAGCCGGCCGCCGGTGACCGGGTTGCCCGGCGCGGCGATGGCCCGGGCCGAGCTGCCGCCCTGGCTCTGGGTGACGGTGACGTCGTTGGCGATCGCCTGGTCATCGCGGGTCGGCGGCGACGGCCACTCGCCGAGCTGGTCAGCCGCGTAGTCCAGCGCCACCGCGGCGGCCTGGTTATACAGTGCGCTCCTGGGGACGTAGCCCCAGCCGAGCTGCTGCCGCAGCTCGAACCACGCTCCACGGTCGGCGTCGGCGCACTCCTGGACCAGCGCCGTCACCGTCTGGCTGGCCTGCGGCCCCATGGCCGCCGTGCCGCCGAGGATGCCGGCCGCCCGGAACGGTATCCCCTCCTCGCCGCAGATCCGGGCCATCCGGCTGCCCGCCGCCTCGAGGTCCCAGGCGTTGAGCGCGCCGTCCAGCGGAGTCAGGTCCCCGGTGGCAGCCTGGACGGCGACGTGGCCGAAGACGGTCGTGGTGAGCTGCCCGGAGCCGCCGAGCGCGACGCGGGTCACCGCGCCCACGGTCGCGCTGGCGATGTTGCCGCTGGCAGCGCCGGCGCTGCCACCGGGCACGGTGGCGGCTATCTCCCAGTTGACGCCCCCGGCCCCGTCCGGGGCCAGGCTGATCCAGAACAGCATCGCGACGCCGTTGGCGGCGAACAGGACCGTGCCGCCTCCGGCGAGCAATGTGCCGTCTGACGCGTAGAAGAACGGCACGAGGCCGCCGCCGGTGGCGTAGCGGACCACGATCCCGGCCACGGTGCCGCTCGTGGCGATCCTGATGACCTCCGCGGTATTGAACTCGCCGCCGGATGCCAGCTCCATCAGCCACGACACCTGGTTGCCCGCCCACGTCCCGCCGTACGGGCCGACCTTGCCGCTGAACGTGGCCAGGTTGGCCTGCGGCAGCGGGTCCGAGCAGGCGAAGTCGCTGTTGCTGGCCAGCTGGGGGGAGCCGGAGTAGTACATCGGCTGGCCGCCGATGCCGGAGGCCAGCGACTGCGCGCCCGTGCCGTCCTCCATGGACCAGTAGGCCGCCAGGCTCACCCCGGTGATCGCCCATGCCCGGAATATGGCCGACCGGGCCGGGTTGTTGCCCTGCCCGAGGCGGCGCAGCAGCCCGCCGCCCGCGACGGGGGCCAGCAGCGCCGGGATGACGCCGGTACCCGGGTCGGCCGGCGGCTGGTCCTCGGGGAACTCGGCGATCTCGGCGTGGGCGCGGTAGTCGCGGTCGCTGATCTCCGCCCCGCCGCCGGTCAGCCACGTCCGCCCCGCCGAGTCGGTCCACGTCGTGGTGCCCGCGGCCTGCCCGCTGAACACCCCGTCGGCCACCACCGTCCCGCCGATCCCGGAGTAGAGCCTGTACTCCTGCACCTGGCCGCGCAGCTGCACCGGGATCAGGGCCGCCAGCGAGAATGAGTAGCCGATCACCAGTGCCGACGTCGTCAGCGACAGGATCGACGTCGCGGCGCCGCCGGTGCCGGACGCCGCGGTGCCGAGCGCGGTGTAAGTGCCGTCGATCGACGTGGCCGTGTAGAACGCGACGGTGCCCGTCGTGGCGTCCATGGTGACCCGCAGCGCCATCGCGCCCCGGGTGAGCGGCACCGGCACCGTGGAGGTAACCGAGTGCTGCACGACGCCGGAGTCCACCCAGCCGAACGACAGCGTCGCGTCGTCGTTGAGGAGGAACGTCCAGCAGCCGCCGCCGTCCCACTTGGCCGCCAGCACGCACCCCTGCCAGTCGGTCAGGGCCAGCTGGATCCGCATCTCGATCGACCCGGTGATGTGCAGCGCGGCGACATCGTTGATGAACGCGCGGTCGAAGGCGTCGTTCTCCAGCCGCAGGTAGTTCCCCGGCGCGGGGACGCTGACCCGGCACGGCACGTTCTGGACCAGGTACGGGTAGTAGGGGCCGGTGACGCTGTTGGCCGAGAAGCGGTAGTCCGAGTTGGTCAGCGTCATCGCCAGCGTTGACGGGCTCACGGTGGTCGACTCGTCCGGGTGCCCGCGGGCGATGCTGACCGGCCCCTGGTCGAGGTAGTGGGTGACGTTAGTCCAGGCGTTGTTGACCTGCAGCTCGGCGCGGACGTCGAGGGGGATGTCGGGGAAGGCGCTCATACGATCCCCGATGCCATGATCGCGCCGTTCCCGGACGATGCCAGGATGTGCGCCAGGGCGTCGGCAACCCAGTCGTTCTCCCACGCGTGCGCCGCGTCGAGGGAATCCCACTCGCTGTGCAGGACGCCCATGGTGGTCAGCTGCGCCTTGTAGGCGGCGACGTCCGCGGTGAACGCGAACCGGCCGCCGATCCACAGCCGCTTCTGCGCGGTGAACGACCCGCCCGCCGCGGTATTCCAGGCCGTGATGTTCGCCGTGGACAGCTGGTAGTTGTTCTTGAAGCTCGCGCTGGTGCCGTAGGCGTTGGCCGGGTTGCCGCCGACCGTGCTCCCGAACGTCGGGTCCGTCCCGTCGAAGTCCGTCATCATGAACGGCGCGTCCCAGCTGGCCGTCTTCGCCCACACGTCCGGCCGCCGGAACTGCAGGCCCTGGCCGCCTATGCCCGACTTGGAGAAGCCGATGAGGTAGTTCTTCTCCGTGCCGCTGGTGGCGTACTGGGAGGCCTGGAGCCACTGCACCAGGTGCAGCATGAAGGTTTCCTGCTGCTGCGCCGCGTTGTTCGGGTTGTCGGCGTACCACGGGTCGATCGCGTACGCGGGGACGACGATCGTCAGGTTGTAGGCGTTGTGGATGCCGAGCGACTCGGCGACGGATATCGGGTCGCCGTTGGTGGTGGCGGTGCCGATCACCACGGGCAGCATGTACAGGAAGGCGTGCTGGTACCTCGTGCTCGGCGAGCTGGGCGGCAGGATCCGCAGCGTCTGCGTCCCCGGCCCGTTGATCGTCGACGTGAACGACCAGCTGGCCATCCCGCTGCCGTCGACGCCGCTGAGCACGGGGACGAAGTCGGGGACGGGCGACGCCGCCAGCAGCACCGTGTGCGTAACGAGGATCGAGTTAGTGGCGGACGAGGTCGAGAACGTGCCGCCGCCCACCTGGGTGCCGGAGCTCACGACCGCGTTGCCGTCGCAGATCGCGGACGCGACGTCGGCGCCGGACACGATCGCCGCCCGCGACGTCGACCCGGCCGGGAGCGTCAGGCCGCCGCCCTCGGCCGCGCCGCCGCCCATGAACACGGCCAGCGACCCGGCCGCGGCGATGGCGGTGGCCAGCGGGCAGGTCACCGCCGCCGTGTTAGCGCCGCCGAACGCGCCCAGGGAGACCACCGAGATCGGCACCGACGTGTTGGCGGACGCGTAGGCGAACAGCGAGATAGCCCAGAACCCCGCGATAGTGGACTGGAAGGTGATGACCTTCCCCGCGTCGGAGGCACTCGCCGTGAACTGGAACGGGGTGCCACTGACCGATGCCGGGAGCGGTTCCGAGCCGGTCGCCGGGGTGCCGAACGCCGCCGGGGTGGTCCCGGTCGACGACAGGACGGTGACCACGGGCGCGGTGGCGGTGGTGACCGGCAGGCAGATGGCGTAGATGAGCACCAGGTCCCCGAGCGCGACGGCGGCGGGGATCGTGATGGCCTGCTGGGTCAGCGCGCTGGCGCTGGTGGCGGTGGCGTTCGACGACGCCCGGGGGGAGATCGCCATGTCAGAAGCCCAGCGCCGAGCCAAGGTAGCGCACGGCGCCGCCGAAGTTCTTGAACGCCAGCACGTCGGCGGCGTTCGCCGTGGTGGTCAGCGTCGGCGTGCCGGCGCCGCCGAACTTGTAGACGGCATTCCAGGTGACCACCCTGCTGCCCGCCGAGTCCTGGGTGACGGTGATCGTGAACGCCTGCCCGTCGGTGAGGTTCGACGGGGCGCCGATCGCGCGGGTCGCGCCGATGCCGCTCGTTGCGAGCAGCCGGAAGTCGTTGCCCGCGCTCGCGTCGATGGCGACCGTTGCCGCGTCGGTCAGCGTGACCACCGCCGGGGCCAGGTGGCCCGCCATGGCGTCCCCGGCCTTCGCGACCGCCCCGACCTGCGCCGCCGTGTAGTCGCCGGACTGCGGGGTGACCGTGCCCGTGCGGCCGTCCCAGCTGGTCACGCCGCCGCTGGCGGCCGGGCCGTACGTGGTGGACGCGATCACCGGGGCCAGGTTGTCCAGCCGCTGGCTGGCCCCGTTCGCGAAGGCGGGCATCACCAGCCGCGGCGATGATTCCCCCGGAAGCTGCACCTCATACGCCCAGAAGCCGGAAGCGGGCGTCGTGCCGCTGTTGTCGCAGGCGACCAGCGATATCGTCACGCTGCCGCCGGACAGCTGCCGCACGACCGGCACCGGCGAGACCACCGTCACCCCGGCCGCCGTGACCGCGCTGGTCGGCTGGACGCTCACCGTCCCCGTGCCGGCGTCCTGCCCGGCGTCCTGCGACGTGATCAGCAGCGATACGTAGTTGAGCGTCACCGCTCACCTCCCCACTACGGCGGGGTCTCCGCCCCGGAAGCGGATGTTCTTCTTCAGCCACGTCATGAACTGCTGGTCGGCCTGGTGGCCGCCGACCCACTCGACCTGCAGCGCCGTCCCCCGGTAACTGCCACCGCCGCCGGCTCCCGCAAGGTGCGGCTGCGGCACCATCGCCCGGGCCAGCCGGCCGGCCGACGCCCGCACCAGCCCCAGCGAGTCATCCAGGCCCAGCGGGATCCCCGCGCCGGTCAGCCGCGCTATGTCCCGCGTCACCGTGCTCGGCGAGTGAATGCCCAGCTCGTGCTTCAGCGTGTCGATCATCGCCTTGGCGATCTTCTGCATCATCTTCTGGATCGCCGACTGCTGCGCCTCGAGGCCGCTGAGGAACCCCTTGCCGGCCTGGCTGCCGGAGTCGTACATCGCGTTCGCCGCGGTCTTCCCCAGGAACCCCGACACCTGGTTGATCTGGGACTCGGCCGCGTTGATCTGCTTGATGTCGCTCAGCCCCGAGTTAGCCAGCTGCTCGGCGAGCTGGCCGCCGGCGTCGGGGCCCATCTGGATCAGCTGGTCAAGGTAAGTGCGGTTCAGCCCGAGCTTCTGCAGCTTGCGGATGTTCACCGCGAACCTCTTGATGGACGCGACGTCGAGCCTCAGATTGCCGATGATCTGCCCGGTGGTCTGCGGGCCGCCGTTCCACCCGCCCGCCGCAGCAGACTGCAGGCCGTCGGCCTGGCGGATGCTGCTGGCGACGGACGCCGCGTACTTCTGCGCGGCCGCGATCTCCTGCATGATCTTCTGCCGCTTCACGGCCAGCGCCTGCAGCCGGGTGCTGTCCTTCTCCAGCCACAGCGTCAGGTCGCTGCCCTGGCTCTGGGTGATCACCCCCGCGCGCTCATCCTGGGTGACCGCCGTGATCAGCTTGCCGATCGCGGCGCGGACCTGCGCCGGCGACCCCGCCAGGGTGACGCCAGTCAGGCTCGCCGCCAGGCTCGCCCGGGTGACCTTCTTCGCCGCCGCCTTCTTCGCCGCGGTCGTCGCGCCGTCCGCCCACGCCGACCCGTACGCGGACCCGGCCGCCACGCCGGCCGAGTAGCCGGCGGTGGAGTAGCCGCCCTCGCCGGCGTTGCCAAGGGACTCGGCGGCAGTCCCGCCGTAGCCGTCGGCGGCGGCCGCCCCGCCGCCGCCGAGGCCGCCCAGGCCCGGGATGCGAGACAGCAGCGACAGCGCGGTCACCGCCGCGTTCGCCATCGTGACCAGGGCGTTAGTGATCCGCTCGATCACCGGCATCATCGGCGCGAGCACGGCATTGGTCAGCTTGAGCAGCACGTTCGCCAGCTGGATCACCGGTACCAGCAGCGGGGTGATCGCCGCCAGGTTCAGCTGGGTGAACAGGCCGGACAGCTGCAGCACCGGCCCCAGCAGCGGCAGGACCACGGTCCGCAGCAGGCCCAGGGCGGTCTGCAGCAGCTGCTGCAGCGGCGGCATGATCGCCGTCAGCGACCGGCCCAGCTGGCCGGTGAACGCCTGCGCGACCTGGGAGACCGCCGCGATCAGCGGCGGCAGCAGCGGCATCAGCCCGGACGCCATGATCGAGAGCATGCGGGCCGCGGGCGGCAGCACCTGCACCAGCGCCCGGGCCACCAGCTGCAGCCCGGCCCCGGCCAGCTGCGCCAGCAGCCCGCCGACTCGGGACAGGACCGGGGCGAGGATCGTCACGACCTGCGCCACGCTCCGCAGCGCCGGCGCGAGCGCGCTGGCCAGCGACCCGGCCAGCCGGGCGGCGACCGGGGCGATCGCGGATACGACGCGGGACAGTGACGTCCATACGGCGGCCGAGGCGCGCACCGACGGGCCCATCACGGCCAACATCCCGCCCACCGCCCGCGAGAGGGTGCCGAGCACCCCGGAAAGCGCCGCCACTCCGGGGGCGGCGGCCCGCATGAGCGTGATGAATCCCGGCAGCACGCCGGATACCAGGCCCTCCAGGGCGCGGGCCAGCGGCGCGACCAGCGGCCCGACCGCGGCGAATGCCCGCGAGATGAGCGGCTCCATCTGCTTCGCCCACAGGCCGATCTGGGCGAACGCGGCGGCGAGCGGCTTGACCAGCGGCAGCGCGGCCACCCGCATCACGCTGGTCAGGGTGCCCATCATGTCGTTGAACTGGGCGTAGAGAGGCCCCTGGACTTTCTTGGTGCCGATCAGCAGCTTGGCGCCGAGCGCCGCCCCGGCGAGCGCCCCGACGGCGGCGGCGGCCATGGGCAGCCCGGCCAGGCCGAGGGTGATCAGGCTCCCCCATCCGGCGACAGCAGGGCGCATCCGCAGGCGGAACCCGCGGTTAACCGCGTCCGCTGCCTTGACTCCCGCATCGTTCCCGAGCGCGTCGATCTGCGCCTTCAGCTCGGCGATCTTGATCTCGGCCTCGGACGCGTCGACGCCGATCGTGATGCCCTGCTTCTCCAGTCGCAGCCTGGCAAGCTGCCTCTGAAGCTCGGCGATCCTGGCCTTGGCCGGATCGACCTCGACTGCCGGCTTGATCGGCTCCGCCTCGGCGACGACGGCGGCGGCCCGCAGCTCATCGCGCAGCACCTTGACCTTCGCCGAGGCGGCGGCGGTGTCGATCTTGACCTGCAGCTCGGGATGCAGCTTCCCCAGTTCCTCGGCCTTGGCGGCGATGCGGTCGATCTTGGCCTCGGAGTCGCCCTCGTCAGCCTGGATCTGCAGCAGGACCCGCCGCACCTGCGTCGCCGTCGCCATCGCTCACCTCCTAGCGGGCCTTGCTCATCTCGGCGATGTAGCCGTCAATCCCGTCGATGTAGGCGGCGAAGTCCCAGATCGTCAGCTCATCGACCTCGCGCGCCCCCAGGTGGCACAGCCTCGCCAGCGGGAACAGGTACTCGGCCCGCAGCGCCGGCAGTGGCCGGGTCAGGACACGATGGGGTTCCCGGGGTCGTATCCCGGCGGCGGCGGCAGGTACTGCTGCACGGGCTGCGGGGTCGTAGCCGTCGGGGTACCTGACGTCGGTGACGGAGGACCGTCCGGGAGGGGGCCGGTAGGGCCCACCGCGCCGACCCGGTCCTCGGCATCCCTGGCGGCATCCGCCGCAGCGTTCTCCGCAGCTTCCTCGGCCTCGCGCGCCTCGCCCATGGCGGCCATGAATGCCAGCGTGTCGAACTCGCAGTCCTTGATCGGCTTCTCGATCCCGTTCTGCTGGAGCATCAGCCAGTAGTCGCACTGGATCGCCCGCACGTCGAGTTGCTGGATGCCCTCCAGGAGGGCCTTGATCGTGAGGCCGTAGGCGAAGTGAATCGCGAGGCCCTGCTTGACCCCGATGGTTTCCTGGCTGAACTTCCAGGTGCGGCCCTCGAAATCGATCTTCACTTGAACCCTGCCTTCGCTAGCAGCCGGTCGTACTTCCGCGCGAACCGGTCCATCGCGTCGGACGCCTTGGCGTCGGCCGCGGGGCCGAGGAACGGCCGGTGCTGGTTGAGCACCCACGGGCGGTGGCCGTAGGTGGGATGGAAGACTCCCGGGACCTCGTTGGGATAGGCGGCCGGGGCGTCGCTGTAGATCGTCGCCGTGGTGCCCGACACCTCGACCGTGATCGAATCGGCCGTCTCCGGCATCCCGTTCCCCCGCGCGATCCTGGCCGCCTCATCAGCGACGACCTGCGCCGCCTGGCCGAGGTCGTCGCCCCCGGCGAGCTGGCCGCGGTAGGTGCCGCGCGCCAGCCGCGGCGGCCCGGCGGCCTTGCGCCGTGAGCGCCTGCGGTGGACTGCCATCAGGTGGCGTCCGTCGTCCAGTAGGTCAGCTGGATCACGTTGTTCACCCCGTCGTCCCGGGCGACCCACGGGACCGTCTGCGTCAGCACCTGCACGCCGCCAACGCTCGGCGACTCGCCGTCAAGGCGAACGTTCGGGATCAAGATGTCCAGCGTCGCGAAATCCGACCCGGAGCCGATCGCCTCCGCAACGAAGGTGTACTGGATCGCCGTCGCGGTGTCGTTCTGGTAGGCGGCCTGCCAGCTGTCGGTGCTCAGCCACTCCGTGACCAGGCTGCCGCTGACCGTGGACCTGCCGTTGGTCAGCGGCTCGTTGCGGAACGGCGCGACATCGGGCGCGTACCTGTTCAGCTTCAGCTGCCGCTGGTACTTGACCGAGATGGGCCCTTCCACGTGCCCTGCCAGCGTCGGCGACGCCAGCGACGTCACGCCCGACGTGGTCGACGGGGTGCCGCCGACATGGACCGCGCCGCCCACCCACCGGAACGCGCCCCCGGCGGGCGCGGTCCACGACTGCAGCGTCGGCACCGAGCCGTTCAGCGGGTCCTTGAACGACAGGAACAGCTCATTGCGGGCCTCGATCGTCAGGTTCAGCTTCGCGATCTCGCCCATCGCGCAGCTGATCTCCCAGTCCGCGACCTTGCAGCCCACGTAGGTCGCCGGGCTCACCGTCCCGTCGATGCCCGGCCGCCCGGCCTGCAGCGTGAACGAGTGGCCGTCCAGGTAGCCGGGCGCGTGGACCGACGAGTAGGCGCCGGTGCTCGCGTCCTGCGTCAGCGCCGTCTTCGCCTGCCCGAACGAACCCAGCATCCGGAACAGCCACTGCTGCAGCCCCCGCTCCGGCAGCTCCATCGGCAGCGCCCCGCCCGCGCTGTACTCCAGCGCGTACCGGCGGTTGGCCGTCTCGAACTGCGCGCCCGCGTAGATCCCGGCACCGTCCTTGGCAACCTTGCGCAACTTCAAGGTGTCGGAGTCGCAGGCGTAGAACTTCGGGGTCGTCAGCAGCGAGACACCGTAGGTGGCTTCATCGAAAGCCCCCCACTGGCCGGCTATCCCGGATGGCGGTGCCATAACATTCCCTCCTTAACGGGAGTCGCGGTAGTGGCCGCCAGCTCCGTAGCCTTGGCCCTGAGCGCCTCAAGATGCGCCAGCGCGTCACCGGCCGGCGGCGGCGGGGCGGTCACCGGCCGCCAGTGGACCGGGTCCACCGACGATCCGTCCGGCACCTCGCGGACATCGCCAACGACGGCACCACCGAAGTCCCTGATGCACTCGACCTGCACGAACGCCTCCCTTAACTCGCTGCCGTCGTGAGCCGCGCGTGATAGGTGACGAAGCACGTCACCAGGCACAGCGCCCCGGACGCCACCTGCCGCGGCCGCCACGCGAACGGGCCGGTCACCTCGGACCACCACACGAGGCCGCCCATCGTCGTATCGCCGGGGCTGCCCGGGTCCTGCGGCAGGCCGCGCAGCAGCAGCTCAACCCCGGCGATGATCACCGCCGCCCCGTCCCGGTGGACCTTGTTCGACGTGTCGCCGTTCCAGTGCTGGGCGGCGATCACGACCGACCCGTCCTCGTCCCGGGTCCGCGCGTGGTCCAGCACCGGGAAGTGCTGCTCGGCCTCCGCCGCCGCGTCGCCGAGCGCCGCCGGGTCGGCCCCGATCCACAGCACGCGCTCGAGGCTCTGGGTCGCGGCCGGGACCTGCGGGCCGTCGAACACGCTCACCTTCGCCGTCGGGTGCGCGCCGAGCAGCGGCGAGGCGTTCGCGGCGGCGACCAGGTAGTCGGTGACCGCCGGGACCCGGGAAGTCAGCGTCGGGGTGCTCACGCCGCCACCAGCTTCGTCTTGTCATATGGCGCCAGCAGCTGCAGCGCGCGGTTGGGAACGGCGAACCCGAACCCCGGCAGCGTCGTCACCGATTCGCCCGCCGCCACGTCCTGCGCTGCCGTCCCGCCGCGCGTCACCTGCCACAGGTGCTCCAGGATGATCCGCGACGCCTCGTAGATGCCATTCGGGATGACCGCCCGGCCCGCGCGGTACTGCCAGATGTAGGCGCAGTAGAAGAACGGCAGCCCCGACGTGTGGGTGACGATGCCGCGCCGCGGGTCGCAGTACAGCTGGCTGGCCGGCCACTCGATCCCGTACAGGCGGGTGCGGAGCATCGGCGACGGCGGCGACGCCACCGTGATCCCGGTCCCCGCCAGCTCATCAGGGACTTGCGTCCACGGCACCAGGGCGATGACCGGCGGCTTGGACAAGGCGACCACGGTGCCGCGGCTCGGCAGCGTCTCGGTGACCACCTGCTGCACGACGGGGCCGCAGATGTACTCGATGACCCCGGTCGCGCTGGCGTTGAAGCCCTGGAGCCTCGCGTCCTGGTCGGTGGTGCCGGACAGGTGCAGGATCTCCTTGGCCTCGGCCAGCGACACGATGGTGCCGTCCTGCGCGGGCTGGACCTCGAACGTGTCGGCGTAGGCGTCGGCGTGGCCGCTGGCGTCGGTGGCGGTCCACGCCACGAGGTGATGCCCGGCCTGGGTGGTGATGAGGCTAGCGCCGTAGCCGCCGTTCCCGTTGTGCGTGACCGGAGGCGATGCCGTGGTGCCGTCCGGAAGGGTGACGGTCAGGGTGACCGTCGTCCCCTCGAACGGGTTGCCGCCGGTGTCTGTGGACGTCCAGGCGAGGGGCACTCCCGCACCCTGGTACCACGGAGTCGTAGCGGGCACTGCCCCTCACCTCCCTGCCTGTTGCCTTGGAGGGGGCGTCAGGCTGCGGGCGCGGCCGGGTCGGCCGGCGTCCCCGCAGGCGGCTGCGCCTCGGCCTGCCCGGCAGCCTTCGCCGCGGCCAGGCCCTCCTCGATCTTGTTGATCGTGTCCGCCAGCGCCGCCAGCAGCTCCGGTGCCTGCGGCAGGTGCACCGCGGACAGCAGCGCCACCATCGCCGGGTTGGCGCTCGCCTGCTCCGCGAGCTTGCCGACCACCGGCAGCTCCTGCTCGATGACCTGCGCCGCGGACTCGGCGAAGCTCTTGACGTGCTGCTCGATGTTCTGCCAGGCCTCGGTGAGGCTCATCCCTTGCTCCTTGCTGGCCGCCTGGCGGCCGTCGTCTCCCGCGCCGGCGAGACCGTGGTCCCTGCCGACGCGCGCCGGGCCTGCGCGCGCAGCTCGGCCGCCCGGGCGGTCTCGCCGCACCATTCCGCCTGGCGGGCCTCCGCCTCCAGGCGGCCGAGGTACTGCGCGCGCCCCAATGTCAGCTCGCCGTCAGCGAGAACAGCGGGTAGGCGAACGTCGCCGCCGCCATGGTCGGCAGCACCGCCGGGGCGGTCGCCGTCGCGGACACCGTCGCCGTGGAGCACAGCGGTGCCTGAGTGGACCGCAGCTGCTCCCCGGCGAGGCTTCCCGCCGCCGCAGCGGCGTCGAGGATGTTGCCCGTGCCGGAGCCGCTGAAGTACAGCGCCAGCCCCCAGACCGCCGGGCCCTGCGGCACGATCGCGGGCGTCGACGGCCCCTGCGGGGTGCCGACGGTGCCGATGTTCTGCGCGATCGGGGACAGCGCCAGGTTCTGCAGGCCGGCCGCCCAGCCGGCCGTGACGTCCGCCGCCTGGCCGAGCAGCGCGGCGCCGGTGGCGACCCCGTTGTACACGGCAGCCCAGGAGTGGGCCGGGGTCGCCGCCGCCTGCGTCTTGACGATGAACCGGATGAACCGGTAGATGTCGCCTGCCTGCGCGACGAACGGGAACACGTACAAGGTGGTGCTGACCATGGTGGCGCCGCCGTTGCCCGCGCCGACGGCCTTGACGAGCCCGTGCCGGTCAGGGGGCACCGGGAAGCCGTCCTGCGCCCACGTCTCGTCCGTGTCGGGGTACCGGCCGGAGGTCAGATCGCCCATGTGAAGTCCTTCTCCCTTAGGTGGATCGGGTGGCGCCGGTCAGAAGCCGACGAGGCCGCCGGCGGTGCCCTGCGACAGGGCCGCGCCGAGCGCGCCGATGGAGTTGGCGTTGCCGTAGCTGACCAGGTTGCCGCTGGCGTCCTGGTAGCGGTTCGGCATGGAGGCCGCGTAGGCCCACATCTGGAAGCGGACGGCGAGCGAGCCGGACAGCACCTCGGTGAGGACCCGGGTCCGCATGTCGCCCTCCCAGACGAACAGGTCGTCCCAGCGGGCCGCGATCAGCGGGGTGAACACGTTCGCGTTGGTGCTCGTGCCGCCGGACCCGTCGACCGGCGCGGTGTGGCCGTTGGAGATCGCGCCGATGTACGGCTGCGTCGCGCTCGTGCCGCCGAAGGTCAGCGGGATGTTCGGGTCGACGTAGAACGGCAGGCTCAGCATCCGGCCCGCCAGGCCCTCCGGGACGTCGCCGCTGTCGATCGCGAGCGCGTTGAACGGCCCGTTCTGGTCCGGCACCACCAGCGGCCGGTTGTTGCCGTCGGTCGTGACCGACAGCGCCTCCCACACCGCCGAGTTGGTGACCCACGCCGTCGGCGGCAGGAACCGGGACCGGCCGATCCGGGACTTCAGCTGCCCGGCTGCCGTGTACAGGCTGAACGTGCTGCCCGGGTTGCCGATCCACTGGTTGGTGGTCAGCGCGTTCGCGATCGTGTACCAGCCCGAGTTGGTAGCGCCCGCGGTGCCGATCGACCCGTTGCCCCACAGCTGCCCGTTCTGGTACATGCCGTTCAGCTGCGGGTAGCCCGAGCCGAGCATCAGCTGCGCCGAGAACTGCATGTTGTAGTCCGCGGCGAGGTCCATGAAGATGATCTCGTCGTAGTTCAGCGGCGACTGGTCGAGCAGCTGCATCGCCGCGTCTTCCTGCCCGGCGACGGTCATCATGCGCGCCTGCACGAAGTTGTCCGCCGCATCGCGGCCGGGGACCGGGGCGCCGTCGCCCGGCTGCGTGCCGGTCGCGGTGCCGACGGTGAAGCGGGGGATGTTGATCGAGTCCGTGCCCGACGGCAACGGGAAGTTGTGCCACAGGTCGGCCAGCGTCCGCCCGGCGCGCAGGTACCCGATGTACTCATCGACCAGCCACAGCGGGGGCACTTCGTAGCCGCCCTGCCCGTCGGTGCGGGAGATGATCCGCTTCTCGTACAGCGGCACGCCGAACGCCGACGCGCGCTCCAGGGTCCGCTGCTCCAGGCGGGCCATGCGCCGCTCGCGCCGCGTGCCGCCCTCCAGGTCGGAGCCGGACAGCCGGTGCTCCAGCTCCCGGTCCGCCGTGCGCGCCCGGCGCTCCTCGCGGGCCGGCATCTCGACCGCAAGCTCCTGCTGGTGACGGCGCTGCCGGTCCGCCGCTGCCGCGATGCCGCCGTCGCCGGCGCCGCGGCTCAGGGTCGTGCGGCACAGGTCGAGGAAGTAGCTGTGGCCGGAGTGCCGGCCGTAGATGGTGGGCTCGCGGGTCACGGTGACCGGCGCGGCGTTGCCGCTCTCCGGCCGGCTGGTGCCGTCGGCGCGGGCCGCGGCGGCGCGCTTCTCGCGCTCGGCCTGCTCGCGCATGCGCTTCAGCTGGGCGTCGATGTCCCCGATGTCCCTGACGGCCTGGTCGTACTCCGCCAGCTCTTCCGGGGTGTTGCTCAGGGTCTCGCGGCCTGCCGCGAGGTTCAGCAGCTCGGTAGCGCGCGCAGTCCGCTGCGCGAGGCGCTCTTCAAGCTTGCGGATCAGCTCATCCACGGGAGGCAGTCCCCTAACACGAGATGCGTTGACGTGGGCGCGTCATCTCGTGTGCAGCGGGCAGGCCGTCCGGGTGCAGCCGCCGCGGGGCGGGGACTGCGGGCCGGCTGGCGGCGCGCTAGCGGGACTCGATATAGCCCGTAACGCGATCAGGGTAACACGGCCGTCAGCTGGAGCAGCGCAAGCTGCCGCTGGCGCAGCTCCAGCGCCGCCTTGCTCCGCGCGTAAGCCGCCGCCTCGCCGTCGCCCTCAACCTGCTCGGGCACGCCGTCGCTGTTGATGATGATCGTGCCGTCCTCGGAGTACAGCGCCGTCCCGCACTGGTCGCAGTGCCTGGCGTCGGGGCCGTTCATGGCCCCGCCCGTCACCGGGCAGTCCGCGCTCGGGCAGACCAGCTGGCCCGGGTCGTCGGCGTGGGGCTGCGGGTCGTAGTCCGGCGTGGTGTCGTCCGGGTAGCCGCCGCCGTCGCGCTGCTCGCCCGCGCGCCTGTTGCGCAGCATCCCCACCGGCCGCCGCAGCGACAGCCCCTCGGCCGGCAGCGCGACCATGCTGCTGCCCGCGGTGCCGTCGTTCGCCCCGAACACCACCGCGGACACGTCGCCCTTGTGCAGGTCCATCTCGATGATGTTGCGCTGCTCGTAGTCCGGCGACCATGCCTGCTGGAGCACCATGAACGCGCAGGACATCTCATCCATGTCGCCGCGGTCCACGGCGCTGGCCAGCGCCCGCACGTCGTCCCGCGAGCCGTCCATCTCCGGCACTTCCACCCACAGCCCGTGGGAGTCCTGCCCGAGCGTCATCGTGCCGCTCTTAGTGCGGGCCATCGGGATTCCGGCGTCGTTGTGGCCGATCAGGAACGGCACGTCGCAGCTGTTGGCCAGTGTCCTGGTACATGCCCCCTGGTTGACGATCTCAGTGAACTCATCGCCCCAGAAGTCCCACATGTCGAACGGGTGATCGAACACGGCAGCGTAGCCGTTGAACTGGAACTTCGTGCCGCCCGTCCCGTTCGCCTTCGCCCGCATCTCCATGCCGCCGACGCCGAACTTTAGCGCCAGCCGCTCGGGAACCCGCAGCATCGACAGGCGCCGCTGCATGCGCAGCTCGAGCGGCTGGCCCGCGGCGAACTGCTTGGCCGGCGGGTCGACGCCCATCGCCCGCAGGTGGCTGGCCAGGTGCGAGTACGCCTTGTTCTTGGCCGCGGCCGAGGCGGACACGCCGCCGCGCGAGCCGTTCAGCGCCGAGATCGCCGCGATGCACCCGTCCTTGTCCGCCCCCCCGACGTGACCGTCAGACACGTCATGGTGCGGCAGCGACGAGTCCGACTTGCTGTCACCGGGGATCGCGAACAGCGCGTTGATCGCGGACCTCGGCGGCTCATCGCCCAGGGCCTTGACCGCTGCCGGGCCGTCCCAGCGGACTTCCATGCTCACACTCCCTGGTTGGGCCGGGCGACCGGCGGCGGCAGCGGCGTTACCAGCTTGTCCAGCTCGGCCTCGATCGCCGGGGCCATCACCGGGATGCGCGTGTTGGACAGGTCCGCCTTCTCCCGGCCCTCCCCCTGCGTCATGATCCGGCTGCCGATCGCCATGTGCAGCCCGGTCCACTTCGTCAGGAAGTCGACCCGCTGCAGGGCGTCAGTGTCGAACTTGCAGTACAGGCCCGGCGGCAGGCAGTCGCCCAGCCACATCTCCCACCGCTTGATCCACCGGAACATGGTGAACGTCAGGAAGTGCATCGCCCGCTGCTCGACGTTCGCGTAGGTGATGCTGCTGCCCTCGCTGGCCGCGCCGATCAGCTCCGGCGGCACCCGGCCCATGTAGCGGCAGACCTTCGTGTCCGACAGCTTCTGCGTCTCCAGGAACATCGACTCATCGGGCGTGATCTGGACCTTCTGGTACTTCCACCCGCCGCCGAGGACGACCGGCTCGCGCGACAGCCGCAGCGCCTCGACGAACCGCTGCTTGAGGGTCCGTGCGTCGTCCTGGCTGACCAGCTTCGCCGTGTCGTTCGTCAGCACGCCGCTGGGATGGCCGCCGTCCTCGAAGTACTGGTTGCCGAACTGCTCGGCGTTCAGCCCCTGCCGCGTCACCTTCGCCGCGTACTGCAGCGGCGACATGCCCAGCGGCGAGCCGGGGAACCGGTACATCGCCTTGTGCCACAGCTCCGGCGGCTTCACCACCTCATTGCGGAACCGGTACTCATAGGTGCCGTCGCCCTGCTTGCGGACCCTCACGACACCGGGATTCTCCAGCTCCACCTGCACCGGCTTCAGCGTCCGGCGGTCCCGCGCGAGCACCCGCCCGAACTCGTTGCCCTTCGTCGCCAGCGACATCGTGCCCATGTAGGTGAAGTCCGCGATGTCCGCGTCCGCCGACGGCTGCAGCAGGATGTCCGGCTGGTTCTGCACCCGGATCGCCTCACCGTGCCCGACCCCGTCCCCCTCGTACGCCCACGGGGTCAGCATCGCCATGCAGGACGCGATCAGGTCCGCGCACGCCCACACCGCCGAGTGCCGCAGCGCCCCCTCCGGGTCATCCGCGGACATGTCCTGGATCGCCTGCGTGTACGGGCCGATCGGCGGGCTGATGAACGCCAGCGCCCGCTGCTCGAAGCCCTCGCGCATGCCATACGACTGAGGACGCTCCCGCCCCGTCCCGGCGCCACCGTCGTAGGCGCGGCGGCCGCCGAAGACGCCCACTAGACGCGCCGGTCCAGCAGCAGCGCGAACGCCCCGCCGACCAGCCCGGCAACCCAGGGAGTCAGCCCGTGGCCCCACAAGTGCCCCGCGAGCTCGCCCGCGCACAGCGACACCGCCGCAGCGCCGCCCAGCCCGGGAAGCAGCGGCAGCAGCGACAGGGCACGGCCCGTCACGCTGCCCGCGGCGCCGGCCAGCGGGCCGGCGATCCGCTTAGCGGGTATCGAGAGCACGGCCACGCCTAAAGAGTAAACCTCAACCTGACCTTTAGGTATCACCTGATCTGCTGGAGCGGGTCGACTTCCTCCAGCCTCGCCAGCGAGTCGATCCCCATGCACATCGCCACCGTCGCGTCGATGTGCATCGCCGACTTCCGCTTGGACAGGGTGAACCCGTTCTCCTGGTCCCGCTTCACCGCGGACTTCACCTGCCGGGCAAAGTCCGGGTCACCGTCCTGCACGATCTCCGTGGCCACGATCGCGTCGAACGCCCGCCGCACGGCAGGGACCATCATCGCCGGTGACTGGCTGAACTCGATGACGAGCAGCCCTTCCTCGTCCTCCAGCATCTCGGCAGGCAGCTCGAAGTAACGGCTGTCATAGGCGAGCCCGCGGAACCGCGGTCCCAGCTGGCGGGCGCGGTCCCGGATGTGCCGGTACACGTCCAGGTGCGACACCTTCTTATCGGACGGCTCCCAGATCTTCGCGGTCACGGCGAACCGGCCGTCGACGATTCTGGTGACCTCCACCACGGCCACCGTGTCGCGGCGCAGTGCCATGTCGACCGCCAGCACGGTCGGCTCCTCGCCGTGGATCGCCCAGGTCCCCTTGCACGCATTCCAAGCGCCCGGGTGATCGGACAGCCACGACTCCGCCGCCTGGTCCACCCACCTGTTCGCGTAATAGCGGATCCACTCGTGGTGCTCAACCTCAGGCTTGTCCCACTCCCGGACGCGCTTCTCCACGTCCCACAAGACCCCGGCCGCCGCCGACGCCTCGACGACAGCGCGGCGGCGCACCTCCGGATCCTTGTACTTGGAGTCGTCAGTCTCGGAAGCCTCCCGCCAGTCGAAGTACAGCCGCGGCGCGGACAACGGGTCATGCAGGGCCTTCTGGCCTCCCAGGTACATCTTCCCGGCCAGCGAGTGCTCGGCGTCGAACCCGGCGGTGGTGATGTTCAGGTTCCGGCCCGGGCCGCGGGTGATCTCCCGCCACCACCGCGGCCCCTTCGGCCCGCGTTCCTCCACGAGCTTGCCTGGCCCGTCGAAATGCGGCTCGTCGAGCGGCACCCGGCAGATCATGCGCCGCTTGGACGTGCTCTTGCCGATCACCATGTGCACCCGGGCCTTATTCGACCCGACGTCGCCCCACTCGTGGAGCTCGTCGCACACGAACAAGCTGGGCAGGCCGCCCTCGTTCGTCCCCGCGACCGCGGCGACGCGCTTCATGACCCCCGGCTGCCCGTCAGCGCGCTTGATCTCCGTGTCATACACCTCGGCATAGCCGCACAGCGGCGCCACGTCCTTGTACATCTGGTCCCGGCCGCCGAGCATCGTCGCCGCGATCGAGAACAGCAGGTCGGCCTGGTCGAACGACGCCGCGGCGTTGATGATGTTCGGGCTGACCGGGGCGATCTCCGGCGGCCCGAACATCTCCAGGCACTCCAGCCCGGCGACCTTCGTCGTCTTCCCGCCGCCGGTCGCCTCGCCCCACAGCGCCTGGTCGTAACGCCAGTAGCCGCAGTTCCAGCAGTACTCATACCACCGCCACACCTGGACCTTCTGGTCGCGGCGCAGCCGCAGCGGCTTGCCGAACCAGTCACCCTCAGCGCAAATGAGGAGGCTCTCCATCCACCGGACGGCCGCCCGGCCCTCGGACGGCCACTTCTCCCCGGGCGCGGGATGCCAGCCGCAGTCAACGCAGCCGGGGTCAGGCGCCATTTAGCTTCTCGAAGTCCAGGTCATTCAGGGCATGCAGCACTCGCGATCGCGCGCGCAGCCGGCGTGCGCGCAACGGCCGCCACCACTGCCGGTCCGCCTCGGCGAGCAGGCTCACCATCTGCCGCTGCCTGTCCGCTATGCGCGCCAGGATGACGCTGCGGGGTTCACCTGGGGTCGTCGTCATCGTCATCACTCCCGTCATTAATCCGCCTGTTCAGGTCATCCAACGACAACTGCGCCGCCGTGAACGTCAGCCCCAGCCGCGCCCGGTGCAACGCCCCCACCCCGATCTGCGCCTCGCACGCCTGCGCCACCCCGATCGCCTTCGCCGCGATCCCGTAATGCGGCGACTCCACCTCCTGGCCCATGCTGCCCCTGCTGATCGGCTTCGCGTCCGCCAGCTCCAGCGACCGCGCCGCCCGGTCCAGCGCATCCGCCCACCGCAGCAGCACCGGCCGGTCAGCCACCGACAGCAGCGACGACACCGGATCCGCCCACATCGCCAGCCACGCCCGCTTCGTCTCCAGCCGCCACCCCGGCTTGCGCGCCGGCAACCGGAACTCCGCCAGCTGCTCGGCCGCCGCGATCTCAGTGCGGCGGCCGTTTCGCCGGTCGACGGCGGTTCCGGCTGGCTTGGCAGTGCGCGGCATTCGAAATCCTGTCCTCCGTTCGAAAAAACAAGCCGATGTGGTACCAGGCGAAAAAGAAGGGAACTGCGCGGGTCATGGTGCCTTCATGTCCTAAAAAACCCGGTATGTCCGGTTCAGTTCGTTGCTCATGCTAACGATTCCCTCTGTTGCACTCGGCGTGGGCCAGGCCCCGGTATGCGGTCCTGTCCTCAGTGTGCGCGAGGTCCAGGCCGGTGCTGCTCATCATGGGCTGCTGGCAGTGGGCGCACGCGTCGCCTGGCTGCCAGGCTGCGAGGTAGCGCAGCTTGGCTTGCTGGTGTGCTGAGCCGTAGCCACGCTGGGTTGTGTTGGGTCGCTGCTGGCGTGCTGTGGTGGCCTTGGCCTGGCATGCGGGGCAGCGCAGGGTGCCGGTGCTGTCCATGTCGAACAGCTGCCGGCAGTCCTTGCACCACCGCTTGGGCACTGGTCAGGCGAGGATTCGCTCGGCCGCGTCGGGCGAGACCAGGCCGTCGCGCGCCATGTCGCGGGCGACATCGCCGGGGCGCTCTGGCCGGTAGCCGTGCGGCACCTCGATGCGGGCGGCCTCGATGGAGGCGATGACGCGCAGTACCGCGTCTATGTCGGCGTCGGTGAGCCGGTGGCCCATGCCTGGGTGGGTGGTGATGGCGTGGATGAGGGGGTTGGCGGTGATGGCGTCAGTGGCGCTGCGGAGCGCGGCCAGGAGGGGCGGCGGTGCTGAGCGGCGGTGCTGCTGGGCTGGCGGCTGTTCCGGCGCGGCGTGCTGTTCCGGCGCGGCGTGGTGGCCGGTGCTGTCGGCGCGGGCGGCGGTGATGGCGGTGGCCTCGTCAAAGGCGGGCAGGCTGCTCATGATGGTGCTCCTTCGGTTGCGGTGGTCAGTGGTCCTCTGCTGTCCAGGTGCGGATGTTGGTGATCGGGAAGCTGCGGTCCGGGTCGGGGGTGTGCATGCGCCCGGCGAGGTGCAGGACGCCGTCGAGCAAGCGGTAGCTGCCGCAGCGGTAGGTCTCCTGCTTGCCGTCCATCCAGGTGATGACGATGGTCACGGTTCCTCCGGTTGGGATAGGCCGGTCGACTTCCAGTTGCCCAGGTCGCCGAGGAAGTGGCGTTCCACCGCGTCGGCCGGGTCGTCGCAGCAGTCGCAGCCTGGGGTGACGCAGTAGCCGGGCCCCTCTGGGTAGCCATCGTCGCCCCATGGCTCGCCTAGGCCGATGTCGGCGAGGAACTGGTTCTCTTCCTCGCAGGTGGGCGACATCGGGCAGGTGTCGCAGCAGATGACGCGCGGCGTCGCGTTACCCACGGCCGCCGTCCAGCGCCTCGCGGGCGAGGGCCCGGAGCGTGTGCGCGTTCGCCGCCGGGCTGGCGTCGATGTCCTCCAGCGCGCCCCGGTAGCGGGCGCGCTCGGCGCCGGGATGGTGCGCCTCGATCGCGGCGACATCATCGGCGATGACGATATTCACGCCGGGCGCGAGGCGGCGGAAGCGCTCGTAAGCGTCATGTCCCTGCTGCGCGGTCAGCCGGCGGCCGAACGCGATGACGACCGTGTCGCCTGGCGCGGCGGTGGCGACAAGCTGCCCGCGCGCCTCCTCCAGCTCTGCGGTGAGCTGCGCGGCCCGCGTGTCGTGCGCCTGCCGGGCCTGCGCCAGCTCGGCGGCCATGGCGGCGTGCGCGGGGGCGAGCCGCTCGATCGCCATGCTGGCAGCGGCGAGGATGACAGCCGCCATGTCCTGCCCGCCGGGCATCTCCAGCTCATCGCGGTGGCCCCACAGGTCCTCCCATTCGGGCAGGTGCCACTGATCGCCGGCTGCGGGGCGGATGGCGTCGTCCCACATGGCGGCGGCGAGCGCCTCCGGCGTGAGGTCAGCCACCGTCGCCGTCCAGCCCGGCGCGCTTGCGCCACCCGGCGATGCGGGCCAGGTCCTCGCCGACGATGGTCCACTCAGCGACCTCGCGGAGGATCTCGGCGGCCAGCTCGCGGAGAGCGCCAGTCTCGGCGGCCTCATAGGCGACCGCGCCAAGCTCGGGCGGCCGGACGGCGCGCTGGCTCGCCGCGCTGCGCGGCAGCTCGGCCAGCCCGGCGCGCGCCAGGTGCCGGTTCAGCGACGTCAGCGAGATGCGGGCGGACCAGCCGGACTGGGCGGACGGCCCGAACTCCCCGCACAGCTGCTGGTAGCCGTCGCGGACGGCGCGGGTCTCGGCCATGGCGGCGGCCAGCTCCGGGGCGGCCTGCTCGCCGAGCACCTCGGCGATGAGGGCGCGGGCGTCGACCGGGTCGCGGCCGTTCAGCTCGACGTAGCGGGCGACGGCCGCCTGCGCGGCGGCGTCCCACTGGGCGCGGAGGTCCTCGTGCAGCCCGTTCCACGGCGTGCCGGGATACCAGTCCGCCCCGAGCTCGCCGAACGCCTGCCGGGCGGCCTGCCCTGGCGTGGCCGTCGCGGGCGCCGGGGCGCTGGCGTACCAGCCGAGCCTGGCCACCACGGGGTCAGTGCAGGTGCCCTGCTGGTGGTAGGTGATGCCGCCCTGCTCCGGGCAGCCGCATGGCGGCGGGGACGGCGGCGACTCCGGGAACACCTCGCTCACGTGCCCCGCACCGCCTTCAGGACCCGGGCGAACTCCTCGCCTAGCGGGTCGGCGACCAGCACCAGCCACGCGGCGTGGCGCAGCGCCTCAGCGCGGGTCATGCGGGCCTTCGGGGCCATGACGACGATGAGGCCGTCGCCGCGGCCGCCGACGAACTGGTCATTGGCGGCCTCGATGCCGGCGCTCATGCGAGCGTGATCTTCTGGCCGCCGAAGCGGGCCGACAGCAGCTGCTCGTACCGGGCATGCTCGGCCTCGGCGGCGTCCGCGAGGGCGTCCATGTACTCGTCCCGGGTGATGATCCCCTTGGCGATGAGCAGCGTGGCCAGCGCGGCGTCGTTGACGAGCGCCGAGTTGACGCCGACCCGCAGCTGCTTGGGCGTCGTCGCACCCCTGCTGCCGGACGGGTCGCTTTCCATGTCGGTGGCGATGCCGGATTGCATGGCGTGCATCGCGGCGACGTAGCGCTCTTGCGGTGTCATTTCGCTTTCTCCTTCGCTTTCGCGGTGGCTTTCTTCCACCTGGCGTTCTCCGCCTCGATCAATTTCCGCTTCTGGGATGGCGTTATCCGCCATTCCCACATCCATTCCACGTACTTCGCTATCCGCGCCTCGTGCCCGGCCTTCGTCGTGACCGGGGCCAGCTCGGGGCAGTTGCCCGCCCAGTGGTCCGCGCCGCTGCAGTCGAAGCAGCCGAACGGGGACGTCACCCCGGGGCCTCCGCAGGCTGGCGGGCGAGCCAGGCGCGCAGCTCGGGCGGGTCGCCGGGCAGCTGCTGCCAGCGGGGAGCGGCAGGGGCGGCTAGCGGCCAGTCAGTGGCCTGCCGCCCCCTGATCGCGCCGTCCAGCCACGCTGCGGCCTTGCGCTCGGCTGCGTGGTCGGCGAGGTAGGCGGCCTCGTCGCGGGCTTGCATCCGCTCGATCATCACGGCCTTGGCCTTGAGGAACTCCCCGGTTGCCGGGGTGCCGCCTGCCGGGTCGACCTCACGGCGGTTGGCGAACTCCAGGGCCTCGGCCAGGGGACGGCTCGACGGGTGCCGGGCTGCCGTTGAGCGGCTGCACTCGCTGATGATGTCGGCCACGTCGATGAACCTCTGCGCGTTGTGCTTGAGCGAGATCACGGCGGCCTGGGCCGCGTGGAAGTCCAGGTCCTTGACGACGGGATGCCAGGCGATGGGCGTCTTGCGGTCAATCGCCTGCTGCGGGCAGAGCGCGTGGACGAACTCCACCAATTTCACCGTTTCCGTTGGCGTCATTTGCGGCCTCCCATTCCTCGATCTGCGCTGCCATCCGGTAGTTGTCGTCGAATATCCCGGCTACTTCCTCAGTGCGGGACTGCCGCGAACTGCCATTCGGCTGCCTGCCGATGCCGTTGTCGGCGTTTCGCATCCAGGTGCGCCATGCGGCGGTCCAGTCGAGTTTCCTGGCCTTCGCGCCGCTGGCGGCATTCCAGTGGTCGGTGAATTGCTCGGTCTCGCGCTTGCCGTCGACGCGGGGCACGTTGGCCCTGGCCCAGGCGACCATGTCGGGCGTGACGGTGAAATCGGCAGGCAGTCGCGTGGCGGTCGTCGGGCGGTTTCGCCCCCCGGGGGGCACCGACGGCGAAGCCGGCGGTGGGGGGCGGTCTTTAAGTGCCTCTGCCTCTGCCTCTGCCTCTGGCATCGGATCGCATGCCGTTCGCATAGCGTCGTCGGTGCGCGGTTGATGCGATTTGGTATCGCGATCGCTTCCCCATCGTGCTGCCGCCGCACGCTTGCCCGATTCCGACCGTCGTACGGACAGTTCCTCGATCTCCGCCTTGGACCGCTGATGGCCGTCCGGTCCGATGAAGTCGTGCATCTGGTAGCCGCCGCTGACCTTCTCGGCCAGTCCGCGCTCTACCAGCTTGCGGTGGTCGGCCGGCGGCCCGGTCTCACCCCACACGTCGTCGCTGATGAAGCCGTCGGTGTGGTAGCGCCCGGCGAAGCACCACAGCTCAACCAGCGTCCAGCGCGCCGAGCGGGGCAGCCCGGCGAGCTTGGGGTGACCGGGCAGGAGTACGTCTACGCGGATGTACTCCCAGTTAGGGCGGGCCACGCATCACCTTCTTTCACTCTGTTCAATCGGCCGCCTCAGACTATGCCACGTGTCATGTGGCTACGCAACATGTTGCGTAGCCATGTATGATGTCGCCAAGTTGACATAGGCCACACGGATGTGACAATGCGAAGGTGGATGATGCACCGATGACCGCGATCACCAGCGCGCGTGACGCCTACCTCGCGGCGCGCCAGGCCGTCACTGAGGCGCGCCTGGCGCTGGGTCGTGCCATCGCGGATGCCCGCGCGAAGGGCGTCGAGCAGGTTGACATCGCCAGGAAGCTCGGCCTCACCCGCGAGCAGATCAGGCGCTATGAGGCCGAGTACCGCGAGTCGGCCGGCGGCTAGCCGCGCGGCGGTCATGCGCCGCACTGCCAGCACGGCAGCGGCATCGCGGGCAGGTCCGCCTGGGCGCAGCCGCAGCCGGGGCAGGCGCGCATCGCGATGGGCCGCAGGGGTGCCGTGGGGTACCAGCCGAACACGGCCGGGTCGGGCTGGCGGGGCGACGGGGCGCGGTCAAGTTCGCCCCAGGACATGGGCGGTGCCTCGGCCTGCCGGGCGGTGACGGGCTGGGCCGGCTCGGGGGCGTGCTGCGCCGGGGCGTCCTGGCCCCGGCGCAGGCTGGTGAGGAGGCTCATCAGTCGCCGCTGATGCTCATGCCGGGCGTCCCTGCATGACGGTGGCGGCGCACGCCGCGGCGACCTGGTCCGCGATCTGGGCGACGGCGTCGCGGGCGGTGCGGGCCGGGTCGGCGAGGAAGTAGCCGAGCTTCAGGTCGCCGTTGGTGAGGCGGTAGCGGAACCGGGCCGGGACGAGCGCGGGCGCGCAGTCCTCGAACGGGACGATGGCGAGCGCGAACTCCGACGGGATGACGATCTCGCCGCGCTGGCCGGCGCTGGCCTCGACGTTCTCCACGTAGGTCAGCTGGGTCTGGCCGGTGGCGAGCCGGGTGCCCTTGGAGAAGTTAACCTTGGTGTGGGCGTGGAACTCCTGGGCGACCTCCAGCAGGTCGGCGGCCGACACGGGGCCGGCGGCGGCGACGTCGCGGGCGTTGTCCTCGAGGAACTCGGCGAACTCCTGCTGGCTGAGCCACCTGCGGTCGTTGGCCAGCCAGGTGCGCCACGGCAGCGACGTCTGCAGGGCCAGGACGAGGCGGTGCTGCTGCCAGCGTGCGCCGTCGGTCTTGTGCGCGTCCAGCACCGCCGTGAACGTCGCGGCGTCGAGGTCGGCGAAGACCTCGGTGCCGTCGTCGGCGTGCCGCTCGTAGTAGTGCGCGAACGAGGCAACGTCGCGGACGGTGACGGTGCCGCGCTTGCGCTCGGGAAAATCGAGATAGGCGTCGCCGGTGAGGTCCAGCTTGTGGAGATTGCCGTTGGCCACGACGGCGTAGACGTAGCCGGGGTCGTACTGCGCCAGCCCGGCGGCCTCCTGGGCGAGGTCGCGGATGATTGCGGCGGCGTCGCCGGTGACTTGCTCGGTCATTGGCTTCAGTCCTGGGTCTCGAAGAGGGTGCCGTGGGAGCGGGGGTCGTTGCGGTTGAGGCCGCCGTGCTCGTCGTAGAAGAACAGCCCGGCGTGCGGGTCGCGGCTAGGTGACTTGACGGACACGCGGCCGGATAGCTGGACGGTGTCGTTGTTGCCGGTGAACGGGGCGACCTCCAGCGTCAGGGTGAGGGTGCCCTTCTTGCCGACGGCGGTGACCTCCTGGACGAGGTCGGCGAGCATGGCGGCGGCCTCGTCGGCGAGCGCGCCGCGGTTGACCTGGGCGAGGACGTGCGCGAGCTGCGGCACTTCCTCCTTGGCGGCCTGCTGGTCGTTCAAGATTGCCCCTTATCGGTTTCAGTGATTGGCGGGTCATTGGGGACCTCGCGGACGTGGAGGACGATGCGGCCGCGCGGGTGCAGCGGGTACACCGGCCCGATCCGGTAGTGCACGGCGGTGACGTGCTTGCCGTCGTCGTCGGGCAGGACCCCGGCGGCGACCAGGCCGTCAATCAGCGGCTTGCCGGTGGCGGCGTAGTTGTCGGGGTCGCGGCGGCGCCGGTCGGGGGGCTGGTACTCGACGGTGATCTCGGCGCGCTGCAGGGCCGGGGCCTTGGCGGCGCGGGCCATGACGTGGGCGGCTGACTTGAGCTGCTGTGCGGCGCGGTTGCGCTCGGCCCAGTGCAGGCGGCCGTTCAGCGACAGGACCGGCAGCCCGGGGGGCAGGGCGATGCTGAGCTCGCGGGAGCCGGGTTCGCCGCTGGTGGTGACGGTGAACTCAGCCACCGTCGCTGTCGCCCTTCGCGCGCAGTTCCGCCTGGACGGTCCGCGCGGGGATCAGCTCGATCTCGGTGATGTCGCTGATGGTGGCGCGCCAGACGCGGACCGCGTGGTTCTTGCCGCGCTGGCGTGCCCTTTCCTCGACCTGGTAGGCGGCGTGGGGGCCGTCGGCGATGGCGGTGATGGGCCATTCGCCTGCGGCGGTGACGAGGTAGACGTATTGCAGGGGCGGCTTGTCGCGGCCCGCGTAGTTGCCGAGGTCAGCCATGCTCGCGCGCCTCCCCGGCGGCCGGGCCGCCGTCAGTACGGCGGCCGTCCGTTAGCTCGGCGTAGGCGACGCGGATGGCCGGGACGTCGCCGGGGTAGTGGTGGATGACCTTGAGCGCCCCGGCGAGGGTCGGATGATAGGCCGGGGTGAGTAGCGCCTGATGCTTGCGGCAGTCGGCCAGGTAGGTGCGGACGTCGGCGGTGAGCCGGTCCTTGCCGGTGAGATGAGGGGCGGCGTGGCCGCGTGTCCATTCACGGTTCGCGATGCCGCCGGTCCACCGCTGGTCACTCGCCACCGGCCACCTCGCCGGTTGCGAGCATCGCGTCCAGCTGGGCGCGGTCGCTGATCATGTCCAGCGCCCGGATGACGCGGGCGGCCTCGCTGCTGGACAGGTCGGTGGTGGACTCCAGGCGGGGCAGGCGGGCGAGGCGGGCGACGACGCCGAGGCGGGCGTCGCGCTCCTCGGGCTCGTCGCCTGCGTAGCCGAGGCGGCGCATGTGCCCCTGGATCTTCCCGACCTGGCCGGTGCTGGCGGGCGGGTCATCCGGCGGCTGGTTCTCCGACGGGGCATCCGGGGCGGGTGCAGGGGCGCCGCTCGCCGAGCCCTCCTCCGAGGCGCTTGCAGAGGGGGCACCGGAAGGGCGGTCGGCTGGCTCCTTGGCCTTGCGTGCGCCGCGTGGCCTCGCCGGCGTCGCGTCGGCCTGCGCCGTGAGCTCGGCCGCGGTGGGCGACGAGGACGGCACCGCGCCGAACTCGGCCTCAGTCGTCGTCTCCCCGCGCTCAAGGGAGCGCCAGATCACGGCCAGCTGCGCGAGGTCGCCCGCCGACCACCGTGCTTGCGGCGCGCCCACCTTGCGCACCAGCTGGTCGGCGCGCACGCCGATCGTGTCGAACCGGGCGGCGGCTGTCGCGGCGCGCTCGGCGAGCGTCTTGCCGTCCCTGTCGTCGGCCGCGAGGGTGGCGTAGCAAGCGGCCTTGGCGTCCTCCACGAGCCACGGCGGCAGGACGTTGAGGATCATCTCCCGCATGCGGCGCGAGCCCATGTTGGCGTTGTTCTCGTAGATGTCCCGGACGTCCGCGAGCCGCTTGCGGCCGTTGGTCGTGTCGAGGACGTGCGGCACGATGAACGTGGTCGACGGGCGGGCGTTGGTCTGCACGTCCCAGGCGAACGCCATCATCTCCGACTCGCCTGCGTCGTCGTCGCGGCGCAGCTCGGCGATGCCGTACTGGATGTTTCCCCAGCAGCGGGCCAGTTCCTTGGCGAGGACGATCGACTCGCCGGTCAGCTGCTGGCCGCCGCGCGGGTAGCGCCAGAACGCCTTCTCGGCCAGGCTCCGCTGGGCGCATGAGCGCATTACCTCGCGCACGGCGGTGTCCACGTTGCGGGGCATCTGCTGGGCGACGATCACCTGCGCCTGGACCTCGGCGATGGCGCGGGACTGCTCGACGGCCGTGGCCTGCCCGATCCTTGGCGGGACCGCGACGGGGCGCGCGTGCTCTAGCTGGCTGGTCATGATGCGTAGAAGTCCTCTCGGCTCTTGCTCCACGCGGGGAGCGCGAGGGTGGTGATCTCGTCCGGGTAGCCCGGCCACTGGCCCGTCTCGGTGCACTGCCGGTAGAGGCGCAGGGCGCGGTCGATGGCGTCGCGGGCGATCCGCCGCGCCTCGGCGTCGACCTGGTACACGCCGACCAGGTAGGGCGGCTCCTTCTCCTGGGCGATGAACGCGAACTCGGGCCGCTCGCCGAGCAGGGCCTTGTAGCCGTCGCTGTACCATTCGGCCTGGATGTGGTAGCCGAAGTTGCCGATGGCCTTGGCGAACCCGCCGGGGCTGGCGTCGGCGCAGGTCTTGTAGTCGAGGGCGAGCGCGCGCCAGTCGGGCAGCCAGTCCCAGCGGCAGCGCCGCCATGTGCCGCCCTCGGTCCAGAAGCCGGACAGCTCGGCTTCGCCGCGTCCCTCGCGCAGGAGGGCGGAGGCGAGCTTGTGCTTGCGCAGCTCGGCGGCCATGTCCTGGACGGTGCCGAGGTCGCGGGACAGCAGCGGGATCTTGCCCAGGGCGCGGGCCGTGTCGGCGGCGTCCTTGGCGGCGTTGCCGCGCCAGTTGTCGGCCTTGACCTCGTGCAGCTCGGGGCCGGTGCCGAGCACTAGCCGGTGCGCGGCGGTGCCGAGCTCCATCGCGGGCGTCGGGGTGCTGCTGCCCGCGTAGCGGTACCGTGCCGGGCCGCCGGGGCGCAGCAGCGTCTTCACCCCGGACTGTGACAGGGAGCCGTCCGGCACGGGGTCGCCGTGGTAGGTCGCCTCGTTCATGAGGTAGACGTCCGGCTCGGTGATCTCGACGGCGGTCATGAGGCGGACCACCACAGCTGGTCGCCGTGGTCGTAGTGCAGCAGCGGCCCGGGGTGGCCGGGGGGCAGGTCGCACTGGAGGCGGCCGACTTCCCCGCCGGAGCCGCGGACTGTGGCGCTCTCCTCGCAGGTGGCCCCGCGCAGGACGACTTTCAGCAGCTCAGCCATTGGCGCTTCCCCCGGTCTCGGCGGGCCGGAGGTTGTAGGTCTGGTGGTCGGCACAGTAGCCGGGGCAGTCGCAGCCGCCGCAGTTCATGCAGTGCTGGTGGTCGCAACCCTCCTCGTCGCACCACTCTTCACAGATGTGGCTGCACGGCTCGTCGTCGAACCCGTCGAACCCGCCTGCTTGCGCTTCCGCGTTCGCCCCGGCCAGGGACTCGCACTCGCTGGTGCCGCAGTCGCCGCCGCAGGTCGGGCACTGGTCGGTGTCGCTCATAGCGCTATCCCGTTGTTGCGGCTCATGCAGTAGTCGTGGCCGCAGTTGCCTGCGCAGGTGCAGGCGTTGTCGACGTAGTCCGGACCGCACCAGCGGCAGCCGAGCGCCGGGTCGGGGTCGATGGCCTCGGTCCGCGTCCGGTCGGTGATGTGGCCGCCGTGCGGCGGGTGGACGAGGCCGCCGAGGTCCATGACGATGGTGACGGGCAGGTGCTTCCGGTCCGCGTCGGCGACGGCGCGGCGCAGCCGGCCGCGGCCGGGGATGCCGCCCTGGCCGTCGCCGTCGTCCATGAGGCCGCCGAGCCGCCGCGCCCTGGCCAGCAGCCACACGCCGGCGGCGGCGGGGGCGACGGCGGCTATGCACCATCCGGCGATCCGCAGTGCCTCCATGCCGGCGTAGGGGAGCGCGGCGAGGACGTAGGCGCCGAAGTCAGCCGGGTACGGGGTCACGTCGCGCTCCCTGCGATCTTGGCGTTGACGGCCCCGATGGCGGCGGCGCAGGCTGCGCGGTGCTCAGGTGATCCCGTGCCGGCGTCCTGGTAGGCAGCCCACACGGCATCGCGCAGCTTCCTCGGTGCCATGTACCAGTGCCGGGGGCACATCAGCTTGCGTGGCGGCACGGCGGCCGCGCAGTCCCTGGCGGGGCACTTGTGGCCGGTCACGT